AACCCTATTCAGTGGTTCATATACTGATTTAACAAATAAACCAACAATACCATCTGCGATATATTCAACTATTGCGGTTACTGGTCAAACAAGTCTTACTGCAAGTTCTTCTACTGCTACCCTAAACATAGCAGCTGGCGCAGGTATCAGTCTTGCTACGAATGCTGGTACTGGTACACTAACAATTACTGGCACAAGTTCATATACACTTGGCGCAGCAACTACTACAACTCTTGGTGGCGTAATCATTCCAGCAGTTGCTACTTCTGGTATTACAAATACAAGCGGGACTATTGGTTTAGCCACTGCTTCTGCCACTCAGCTTGGTGGTGTTCGTGTTGATAATACTACCATTGGTATTTCAAGTGGTATTATTTCGGTTACTCAATCTGGTTTACAAGCACCCGCAGCAGCATTAACAGGAACTACTCTTGCTTCTAACGTAGTAAATTCTAGTTTAACATCTGTTGGTACTTTAGTTGACCTTACTGTTACCAATCCAATTGCAGGTGCTATAACTGGTAATGCTGGTTCTGTCACCAATGGTGTCTATACATCAGTAGCATATGCTAATCCTGAATGGATTACAAGTTTAGCTGGCAGTAAAATTACTGGGCTTGCTACTTCAGCAACTACTGATACAACTAATGCTTCAAATATTACTAGCGGAACACTTCCTTCTGCTAGATTACCAATCTCTACCACAGGCACAATTGGTGGTGTTAAGATTGACGGAACTTCTATCACTATCACTGATGGTGTTATTTCTGCCGTAGCTGCAGTTGGTGCTGCAGCAGCTGGTCAATTAACTGGTTCTACTTTAGCTGCAAACGTAACCAACTCTAGTTTAACTTCTGTTGGAACACTTACTAATTTAACAGTAACAAACACAATTACTGGTTCTATTAGTGGATCAGCTGGTTCTGTTACTGCTGGTAATATCGTTGGAACTATTCAGTCAGCTAACTTACCAAAAGCATCCACAACAAATCTTGGTGCGGTTAGAGTTGACGGAACTACTGTTACTATTGATTCTAATGGTATTATTAGTTCTACAGGTGGTGGCGGTGGTGCTGGTTCAGGTACTGTAAACACAGGTACTGCTGGTAACTTAACATATTACGCATCTTCAACTACTGCTGTTAGTCCACTTACTGCTTTAAACTGGAATTCTGGGACAAGCACTCTAGCATTAACAGGTACATTTAGCGCAACTACCCTTACTGGTTCTTTAGCTGCAAGTAATCTTACTGGGACTATCGCTGCTGCAAGACTACCTACAGCTACAACTTCTGCGTTGGGTGCAGTTAAAGTTGACGGAACTTCTATCACTATCACTGATGGTGTTATCAGCGCAGTCAGTTCTGGAGGTGGTTCTGGAACAGTAACTTCTATCTCAGCAGGTAATGGTTTAACAAGTTCTACTGGTGGTGCAATTACTACAACTGGTTCTTTAGAAATAGATACCTCAATTGTAGCTACTAGAACTGGTGCTCAAACACTAACTAATAAAACACTAAATAGTCCAATAATTACTGGTTCATTAACTGCTGGTGGTGGGACTGGTACTAATGGTCAGGTTTTAACATCAACAGGTACTGGTGTTCAGTGGACAACGGTATCAGGCGGTGGCGGTGGAGATTATACTTTACCAGTCGCTTCAGTTTCAGTTCTTGGTGGTATTAAAATTGGTAGTGGTTTATCGGTTGCAGGAGATGGTACTGTTGATGTTATCGGTGCCAGCGGATCTACTGCTGCGGGTGTTGTCCCCTACGATTTTGGATATATCACGGAAACAGTTATGACCTTGCAAGATCACGGTTCAATCGTATAAGAGAATAATACATGGCAATTCAATTACAAGTTAGACGTGGTACAGCTACTCAACATACTACCTTTACTGGTGCTAGTGGAGAACTCACACTCGATACTACCAATAATTCGTTGCATGTTCATGATGGTTCTACTGCTGGTGGCCATGAAACTGCTCGCGCAAATCTAACCAACGTAATATTAGGTTCTAGTCTTGCTCTTGGTTCAGGTAATTTTTCTGGAGCAGCACTAACACTAACTGGTAACGCTAGTATTGGTGGCACCTTAAATGCTACTGGAGATACTAGTCTTGGTGGCACACTATATGTGTCTGGTACCACTACTTTAGTTGGCGGTGTTACTATTAGTGGTAACTTAACTGTCAATGGTAGCACACAAACAATTAATTCAACAGTAACTACTATTGTTGATCCAATTATTAGACTTGGTACTAATACAGGTGGTGGTTCACTATCTTCTAATGATGGAAAAGATCGTGGTTTAGAATTTGGTTATTATTCTGGCGCTTCTAGACTTGGTTTTATCGGTTATAAAAATGCTACTGGTGATATCCGTTTCTTACTGAACACTACTAATACTGCTGAAGTAATTACTGGAACTCTTGCCAATATTGTTGCAGCTGGTATTACTGGTACAACAGGTACATACTCGTCAAACATGGCGATTACTGGCAATACAACTGTTGGTGGAACATTAGGTGTTACTGGTAATACTACTTTATCTGGCACACTAAGTGCTGGTGCAACAACTCTAAGTTCTTTAACTCTGACTAGTCAATTGGGTATTGCTCAGGGTGGTACTGGCCAAACTGCTCTACCAGAGATTGGTCAAATTTTAATCGGTAATTCTTCAAACGGATTTACCTTAAATCGTATTCAAGCTGGATCATTTATTCAGATCACTAATACTAGTGGCGGTATATCTATCGGATACACTGGTACTTCTGGTTCATCGCAAGTTTTCGCAGCGCAAGCAACCTCAGATCTTGGCTTTGTGTATGATGCTAATATTATTGCCACTGAAGATCTAGGCGCAGTTGGTGGCTCAGTCCCGTTAACATTCGATCTTGGTCCATTAAGATTAGATGGTATCGTTTCTTTATCAAACTTAGATCAATCTGTTAAATCAGATTATCTTGGTTACGCAATTATTTTCGGATTCTAAGGATATAAAATGGCACGTCAGTTAGTTGAAAAATATATTTTCTCACCAAACGTAGCGGGATCAGGAACAGTTAAGTTTCCTGGTAAAGTTGACTTAACTCAACTTTTGATTATTGCTAACAAAACTCAGCAAACAAACATCTACGCTATTGGTGACCCAACAAAGAATGGTACAATCTCGTATGACCCATTAGATACTACTTTTACGGGTAGTACTAATCAATACTCTGAGCAGGTAGGTACAACTACTGTAACTTTTGCTGCTAATACATCTGAGATGTTGTCAACTGATGTGCTTTCTATTTACTCTGATGCTCCAAAATATATTGGTAACGTGGTTCGCCCATACGCTTTCGGTGTTGATGCCATTGAACGTCAACGTATTGCTAGCCCTCAATCGTTAATTGATGCTGACTTTGAATATGGTTTACAACCTACTAAGTGGCAGAACTATACAGATATCCGTGGTATTCCAGGTATCTACGAAAAGCCAGGTCTTGACTTGTTTATTACTGACATTACATCAGATGGTGGTAACCCATCTGTTATGACTGTTACTTGTTCACAGGTTCACGGTCTTTCTGTTGCTACCCCAGTTATTATCTTCGGTGCTGCAGGTGTTTCAAACGCATCGCGTTCTGAGGGTTCGTTTATTATTAATAGTGTTCCATCTTCAACTACTTTTACTTACTTTGCTAAAGGTATTGTAGGGACTAACGGAACATCTGTTTTCAATCAATCTACTTACGCACGTCGTGGTGGTTTTTATGCTGGTTCTGGTTTACCAATCACTGGTTATACTTCTAATGCAGCATCGCCATCTGTTATTACAGTTACTTGTTCATCAAACCATGGTTTGATTGCTGGGTCACCAATTGTTAACATCGTTACTTCAAGTGGAACAAACCACAATTTAATGGGTGGTAACTTCTTTATTGAATCTGTGCCGACTGCAAATACATTTACATTCACTGCCCGAGTTGGTGGTGCGGTACAAAACTCTAGCATTGTTGCTACAACTTATACTCGTTCTGATGCGTTCGTCCAACACAGACCATTTGATGGTGGTGTTAACTTAGGTACATTCTTACCTTCTCATGGCGCATCTGTTTCTCGTCAAACTAAAAAATATATGCGTTACCAATCTGGTAAAGGTATTCTTTGGACTTCTGGTGTTTTGTTTAATCCAGTTTTAAACCTTGACCAAATTTCTGCTTCAGCTACTACTGTTGGTTCAACAATTACAGTATCTACTGAAATCGACCATGGTCTTCAGGCTGGATGTACTGTTGAAATTGCAGGTGTTGTTACTAGTGGCTATAATGGCACTTATGGTGTAACTGGCATTGTTAACGAAAGTACATTTACTGTTTCTGCTCAAGCTGTGCTTGGTGGGACTTCTGCTGTTATTACTAATCTTCCACGTGTTACTGTTAAGAACTGGATCGGTGCATCTACTCGTGTTGGTGCATTTGATGATCAGAACGGATTATTCTGGGAATTTGATGGCCAAGAATTAGCAGTTGTTAAGCGTTCAGCAACTTATCAGCTGTCAGGATTTATTTCTGTTGCAGCTGGATCGCAATCAATTACTGGTTCATCAACTCGATTTACTCAGCAATTAAAAGCTGGCGACTCAATCGTTATCCGTGGTATGACATATCGTGTTGGTTCTATTACCGATGATACTACTATGACTATCAATCCAGAGTATCGTGGTGTTAATAACTCTTCAGGTATTAAAATTGCACAGGTTATTGACCAGCGTGTTCCACAATCGCAGTTTAATTTTGATAAGATTGATGGTACTGGTATTTCTGGATATGCCGTAAACTTGAACAAGATGCAAATGTTAGGTATCTCGTTCTCTTGGTATGGTGCTGGTTTCATTGACTTCATGCTTCGTGGTCCAGATGGTAACATGATTCCTGTTCATCGTATGAAACAAAATAACGTAAACGATGAAGCGTATATGCGTACTGGTAACAGTGCAGTTCGTTATCAAGCGATTAATGAATCTGCAAGAGATCGTTTAGCAACTGCAATGAATGATTCTGTTACTTCAATTGTATTAAATGATGCTTCTCGTTTCCCAGCTACTGGTGGTACTGTTCTTATTGATCATGAATACATTAACTATACAGGTAAAACAGGTAATACCTTAACTGGTTGCACTCGTGGTGCATCTTTCCAGATGTTCGTTGGTGGTTCTAACAAGACATTCTCTGGTGGCGCAGCAGCAAGTCATGCTGTTGGTAATGGATTTAATGCAGTAACCCTAATTACTTGTACGTGCTCTCCAGTTGTAAATCACTGGGGTTCTTCTTATATTATGGATGGTGGTTTTGACTCAGATCGTGGTTACTACTTTAACTATGCGGGTATCGGTAATAGCATTCCAGCTAATACTTCTGAAACACAATTCTTTTTGCGTTTAGCACCTTCCGTTTCCAACTCAATCGCTGGAGCGTTCGGCGATCGAGATCTTATTAATCGTTCTCAACTGTTGCTACAAAAATTACAAGTTCAGTCTGACCAGTCTGTGCAGGTTTATGGTATTTTGAATCCAGGTAATATTGACGCTTCTTCATTAACATGGACTGCTGTTAATACTACTGCTCTTGGATCTCAACCTTCGTTTGCTCAGATTTCTACTAGTACTTCAACTGCTGCAGCGCCAGGAGAACAAAACTTTTCAACCCTTGGTCAACCAAATGGTTTCGCTGAGATTGACTTATCACAGTTGAAAGAACTAACAAACTCTGCTATTGGTGGTTACTCTAACTATCCTGATGGTCCAGACGTTTTAGCAGTTGTTGTTAGAAATCTTTCTTCAACCAATGCGGCAACTGTATCAGTAAACTTATTCTGGTCTGAAGCGCAAGCATAAATATACAAAAATAGAGGAAATTCAAAATGGCAACCCAAGTACAATTTAGACGAGGAACTACTACCCAGAACAATGCGTTTACTGGAGCTAATGGTGAGATTTCTGTCGACACTGATGTAAAAACAATTCGACTTCACGATGGTGTGACTGGCGGTGGTGCATCCATTATGATGAACACCACTACTGCTCAAACTGCGCTTAATAAAACTTTTAGTACTGGTTCTGTTTGGACTGGTAGTGCAGTTGCTCTAGCATATGGTGGTACTGGATCTTCATTAACTGCAGTTCAAGGTGCTGTCCCTTATTGTGGTGCTTCTGGTTTTGGGCTTTCTGCTGCTGGTACTTCTGGTCAGGTTTTAATTTCTGGTGGTACAGGATCTCCAGTTTGGGTTAATGCTTCATCACTAACTACTGGTACTGCTACTGTTGCGGTTACTGCTACTAACATTGCTGGTGGTTCTGCTGGTCAGTTAATTATCCAGGCTGACACGGGTCTTTCCACTTTCATTACTGCTGGCGCTGAGGGTACGTTCTTGAAATCAGCTGGTGCTGGTTATGCTCCTACTTGGGCAGCTGGTCAAGTTACCCTTGGTACTTCTGATGTTCCTCTTGGTGGAACAGCTACTACTATTGCTAATTTAACTTCCATAACTATGAATAATGGTAGTTATGGTGGCGGTACAATTAATGCTCCAGGTATAACTGGAACAGGTCCATGGACTGCAACAATTACTGGTATGTCTTCAACTACTGGTATTAATGTTGGACAATACATTACTGCAACTCCAGGTACTGGATCTCTTTTTGGTGGTTCTCCTACTAGTGTAGTAGTTGCAAGCGTTGTTTCTGGAACAAGTATTACAGTTACAGTTACTGGTGGCACAACACCAACTGCTGGTACTATTACTTCTATTACTACTTTCGGTTATCTACAAGTTCCAGTTGGCACAACTGCTCAACGTCCATGGGTTGCTGCAACTGGTATGATTCGCTACAACTCAACTACTGTTGGTTTTGAGGGTTATTCTTCTGGTTCATGGTCATCACTTGGTGGCGTATCTTCTGTTGATAAACTAACATATATCCGAGCAGAATCTTCTGCTGGTGCATCTAATGGTGAATTAGAATTCTTTGTTGAAGATGCTGCTGGTACTGCTGCTACTAAAGCAATGGGTATTAATAAAGATGGTGTTACTATTGCTGGTAACTTAACAGTTAATGGTACTACAATTACTATTAATTCTACAAGTTTAGCAATTGAAGATAATATTATTAGATTGGCAGAAGGTAATACTGCTAATGCTGTAGATATTGGCTTTGTTGGTAACTACAATGATGGTAGCGCATACCATACTGGTTTGATTAAACAAGCAAGCACAGGTAAGTGGCTATTGTTGAGTGGAGTTGCAGAGCCAAGTAATACAATAAGTTTAACTGGCGCAGTTTATGATGCATTAAAAGTTGGTTCAATGGAAGCAGTTGGTGATATTACTTCTCCAAACTTCTACTCTGTTTCTGATGAAAGATTAAAATCTAATATTCAAGATTCTCCATATGGTTTAGCCGAAGTGATGAAACTTCGTTCCGTACAGTACGATATGGACGGACGTCATGAAGTTGGTTTGCTTGCTCAGAATGTTGAAGAGCATATGTCTGAGTTTGTTACAACAGACGCTGAAGGTATTAAGAAACTTGACTACGCTAAGATGGTATCAGTCTTAGTTAAAACTGTTCAACAGCAACAAGAACAAATCGAAGAACTAAAAGCAAGATTAGGATAATCAATGGCTATCCCAACAAGTAGAGAAGGTCTAAAGCAATACTGCCTCAGAGATCTAGGTGCTCCAGTACTGGAGATTAACGTAGATGATGACCAGTTAGAAGACCGTATTGATCAGGCTCTAGATTACTGGCGTCTATATCACTACGAGGGTATCGAACAGATTTATCTTAAGTGTCAAATTAAAGCATCTAGACTAACTATTACTACAGGTAATGCTGCTTCATTTGGTCTAGAACAACCTGTTGTTGGCGCAACATCTGGTGCGATGGCAACTATTACTAGAGAGAATGATACAGTTTCTTCTGGTAATACCTTAGTTGTTAAGAACGTAGTTGGAACTTTCGTTGCTGGTGAAACTATTACCAGTGGCGCACTTACTGCAACTCTTGGTTCAGGTACTCCTTGCGTTCTTGGTGAGTACGATAAGAAATACGTAGATATCCCTGACGCTGTTTATGGTGTCACCAAAGTTCAAAGTATTGGTCAAGCATCTTCTTCAAAGAATATCTTCGACTTACAGTATCAATTACGCTTAAATGATTTGTATGACTTAACTTCTACATCAATCATTTATTATAAAACTGTTATGGGTCATTTGGCTCTATTAGACTTAGAGTTAAATGGTCATACACTGTATCGTTTTAATCGTTTACAAAATCGTTTGTATCTAGATATCAACTGGCAATCAGATGTATCATTCGGTGATTACATTATTGTCTATGCATATCGTGCTCTAGATCCTGCTGAGTTCTCCAAAGTGTGGAATGAGAATTGGATCAAGCGTTATACTACTGCTCAATTCAAACGTCAATGGGGCACTAACCTTAAGAAATTTACAGGTCTTCAACTCCCAGGTGGCGTAACATTAGATGGCGATAAGTTATATGCTGAAGCCATGAATGAAATTCAAATCTTAGAAGACGAACTACAAAATAAATCAGCTCCGCTAGAATTCTTCTTAGGATAAAATGTCTACAACAAATGTATATTTTTCTCAGGGAACTAAAAACGAACAGCACCTGATTGAAGATATTATCATTGAATCGCTAAAGATTTATGGTAATGAAATATTCTACATTCCAAGATCCTTAGTATCTAAGGATAATGTTCTCGGTGAAGATCGTCTTTCTCAATTTAAGACTGCATTTCCTATTGAAATGTATTTCGAGAACGTAGACTCGTTTGGTGGTCAAGGTGCGTTTATTCAGAAGTTTGGTTTGATGATTGAACAATCTGCAACTCTAGTAGTTGCTCGTAGACGCTGGGAACAGTTGGTTGGTCGTTATGGGCAAACTCAAATACCTTCTCGTCCGAACGAAGGCGACTTAATTTATTTCCCACTTACTGGTAGTATGTTTGAACTTAAATTTGTTCAACATCAAGACCCATTCTATCAGCTTGGTAAACTATACGTTTACAAACTTCAAGTTGAACTATTCCAGTACTCTTCAGAAAGAATCGATACAGGTATCGCTGAGATTGATACGTTCGAATCTCTTAAAACATTCAGCACTAATACAACTAGAAATATTCACGGTAGAGTGGCAACTATTACAGTAACAAATAGTGGTTCAGGATATACTTCTGTTCCCGATGTTGTATTTACTAGTTCTTCTGGTATCGGCGCAACTGCAACAGCAATTAGAGGAACATCTGGTACTAATCTTAATAAGATTACTGGAGTAACTATTACTAACGCTGGTACTGGTTACCAAATTGCTCCAACAATAAGTTTTGTTGGTGGCGGTGGTACTGGTGCAGCTGCAACAACTACTCTTGATATTGATATCAAGAAATCCTCTGATGGTTTCGGAGAAAATGATTCATTCAAAGATGCAGCTACTGATGTTATTAACTTTGATGAACATAACCCATTCGGAGAGATAGATAATGCTTAATGGAAATGTTTATTATCATGGCTCCATAAGAAAAGCCATTGTAGCATTCGGTCGTTTATTCAGCGACATTTATATTGATCGTAAACAAGGCGACTCTGTTGATGGTACTACTATTCAGCGTTTACAAGTTCCGCTTTCTTATGCTCCAAAAGAAAAATGGCTAGTTCGTTTAGATCAGCAGCCTGATTTAGAAAACAATGTAACTATGATTTCTTTGCCAAGAATGTCTTTTGAAATCAATAGTTACGCATATGATTCTTCTCGTAAGTTGAATCGTATGCAACAAATTAAAACTGATGTAGATAATAGCACAAAGCCAACTGTGTATACGCCAGTTCCATATAATGTGGACATCTCACTTTATATCTTGACAAAAACTCAAGAAGATGGTCTACAAATTATTGAACAAATTCTACCTACGTTTACTCCAGAATATACTTTGGCAGTTAATGTAGTTCCTGAGATGGGTATCACAATGGACGTTCCTATTATTTTAGAGAGCGTCAGTGTTGTTGATG